ATGTATTCACCTTCACGGCACCAGTGATGGTGTATGTCAAGAACCAATGCACATGTGTCGACGAGCTCGAGTGAGTGTTCGAGTCCCCATTTGTTTTCGTCGTTCTCGATCGTGATACAGTTTCTCGCCTCCGGAGAAAGTCTGTTGTTGACTGCGTGTTTGATACCGGCTGGACCTTGCCTACCGGATATATGGACGTTGCATTTAAAGTCTTGGAAGGTACGCCCGTATCCCATCCACCTGATGACATCGGTGTGATATTCAAATTCTTCTATGCTCCTCTCAACTATTTCTTCGTTGTCGCTCGCAAGTACAGTAAATTGGCCTGGGTGCATCGATAGTCGGACATCGAGGGCTCTTGCTCTCTTACCGACGTTTGCAAAGTTACTTTCACAGTAGGCACGTACATCGGGCTTCTGCCAAAAGTAAGACCAATCTTCTTGCGTATATACTGGTAACACATCGCTACCCAGTCTAAGCATACGTAGTTCATTTGGTAATCCTCCTACATAGGTAATAAGATTCATATACGATTGTATATTGTGAACCATGATATCCCACAACCGTTGTTCGGCAACTTCACGTGTTTGTCTGTTAAGCCACTGTACTGTTGTGCTACGTGTATTTAGTGGTCGTTGAATTTCTTCTAGTAGTTTCTTTTTTTGTTCTTGGTCTGGATGCATATACTTGCAAGCAAAGCCGATACGTTGCTGTTGTGATTTCACATAGTCTCCTGCTGTTGTAAATTTAAGATCCATAAGTTACCATTTTCTGTTATACATACGTTTTTAATATGTCCCAAGTTTCGTTATAATCCTTTACATTATAGCATGTTCCCATATCGTTGTCAAGTATTATTTTCTTCAAAGGATAGTCGTTTCCTGCAGGATCCATACGATCACCAAAGAACACAAGTTCTTCGTCATCTATAAACTTAATTACTTGACTTTTATCTGATCCTTTTGGACCAATATCAATTCCTGTTTCACCACCTGCCATAGCAACAAGCTCAGGGAAGCGGAAGTTAAACTGTGCTACAATGTGTAGACGTTCTAAATTGTTTTCATCCCAATCAACATACTGTTTACGTTCATCCATTGTTGCATTACGTCCTACAACACTAAAGTTTATCATGCCAGGACGTTCTTCAATATGTTTACCTGTACGTAAATTAAAGTCACTTTGTTCTAATTTTTCTTCTAACCAATTTCTTGCTGTTACAGGTAACGTCCAGTCATTAGTATGCGTCTGCCTGCCATAAAAATTTACATCATTCCCATTACAATTAAAACTATACTTTGCACCAACAAACATATCTAAACCAACTTGTTCGATAGTTTTATCTCTATCACTTCCTGTTACAAAACAGTAGTTCTGTATATTTTCTTGGAACCACCATTTAAAAACATTATTAATTTCTCTACGGCTTGGAGTAAGTGTGCCGTCTACATCAAATACAAACATCATTTCCAATTCTCCTTTACCCAATTATCTTCGCATTGGTGTGGGTGTGGTTCACCATGGAATACTGCTACACATGTCTTTGGTAGTACTTTAGGATCTTTCTTTTCTCTAAAGTTACGAGGTTGATTGTGTAATTTAACTAAATCGTTTCTATCACGCATTTCCCATTTGTAACTTAGAATCCATTCGTCTGGCCAAAATGCCCAGTCCTTTCTATTAGGTCCTACTTCAGCAAAAATCCAATCTTGGTCTCCGTGGAATCTACGCATATTCATTGCATGATCTTTCATGAAGTTGTCAAATACATATCCCATTGAACATGATTTTAGTCTAAAGATACTGCTGTTCATTCTGCTCCAATCAGATCGTAATGAACGATTGAAGTCACGTATAATACAAAACTTATCAGGTTGATGTGTAAACAACTTATCAATATTTGCATTAATAACAATATCTAAATCCATGTACAGTAAAGTACCATCAAGAGGAAAATTCTTGTCAAAGAACATAGGCTTGTACCACCAACCTGACACACCAATCTCCTTTAGTGTAATGGTTTTGATATTTGCATCAATACCACGTAGGTCGTCTGTAAAGCAAACAAATTCAAAAGGCACTGTTAAATGTCTTTTGCACATGTTGTGAAGTTTATTGACATACTCTGATGAGTACTTACTGCCATGTTTTAAACAAACTACATAATTTTTAGTATCTTGATTATGTACTTCGATAGTAGAGCTTACCGTTGGCTCTTGCGGAGGTATTACGGCCTCAACCGGGGGACTGCTTTTTGCTAATTTTTCTTGTGCTTTCTCAGCTCGTCGTTGATCTTTTTCAGCTCTCCTAGCCGCACGAACAATATTCCATTGTGCTTTAGTGTACTGACTTTTATCAACCTTGGCCAATTTTATGCCTCGTATATTGCCGAGTTAGCGCCGTGTTCTGCACATTCAACTCTTACAACATAACAACGGTTATCACTTTGTTCTCTAATTAGTTTGTCTGCAAAGTTAAAAGCATGTTCTGCAAACTTCTCTGCACCAACACCATCAAAGACTCTAATCTCTGCAAGGTCAAGTGCTTCAAGTTGCTCCATTACATCCATGTGCGGATCTTTTTTGTCAACTGCTACTTTATGATCAAAGTTATCTTCAAGCCATGCTTTGATTTGTTTTAGTCCACCAAAGTCTACTGCCCAGTTCTTGTTATCTAATTCATCACATCCAAAAGTAAATGTAAATGCTAGACTGTAACCATGTAACAAATGACAGTGTGAATGACCTGCGTTTGGTTGTCTAAAGACGGCACTCAACCCAATGTTGTGTCCGTAATGTTTTGTGCTATAATGTTTTCCCATTATGTTCTCCTATAAGTATAACGGCGGAGTATTTAAAGAGGGTCGACGCATAAAGTCCTCTGTGTTAATGTACTTATTATACTACAAATTGTTTAGCGTGTCAAGTGAAACATTATCCAATTTCCACTCTTTTGGCAGTTGCCAATCAGCTGTATTGTATATTCTAAATGTTGTCTTTGGAAACCATTCGAACACTTTGGCTATTTGATATATCCAATAACTGTGATCAACGGCATGTGAGTCAGCACTACTGTATCCTTCTGTGCCTTTGTATATATTATTAACTTTATTATTAGTACTATATAGATCAAATCCTATAACATTAATTTTATTGTCAAGTGTTGCACCTAGAAGTAATGCGTAAGGTCCACTGCCCCAATGAAAGGGATCATCCATTCTTTGTGTACCTTTTTCAATTAAACTAGGTAATGCTAATACACCTAATTCTTTGTTCCAACGTTGCCTAGTGTATATATTTTTGTGATGTGTTAGTGCTTGTTTAACCATACGCTTGTCGCAACATACTAGATGCTGTACATAATGATCTCTAAAGATTGCATTACAGCCTATTTTTTCTTGATATATTTTGTCAAGAGGTATACTACTACGGCTAGATCCGTTTCCAATTACTAACATAAATTTATTTAGCGGGGGTCTACTTTTAGATAGATGTTATCGAACTCTTGCTTTTTGTGTGTTTTAAATATCAAGTGTACACATGTAAACTCGCCTGTCATACTAACACGATACTCGCCACCATGTACCATATCATCAGGCACTTTCATATGCCAACCATTTTCAACTCGCTCGCCTGGTGCTGTGTTTTGCACATAGCGTTTTGTAAATGTGTTTAGTTGATGTGAGTGTGAGCCGTCTGTTGCGTATGCTACACCATATGCGGCTGTGCTGTTGCATTCGTAACGCTTTGATCCTACCATGTAGAACTCTATGTCTTGGTCTGCTGTTACTGGATTGTTTGTTACGCTTATTTCTGTATCTGTAAACACAAATGCATTGTCAAAGCTCATGTACATTATACCTAACGATATAATTGTTACCATACTAAGTCCGCTTATCAGATTTAGTATTGCTTTTTTTAATATAAATTTTCTATTACTGTTCATTTCTAAGTTCCTGTACTTCTCTAGAAACTGCTTTAAATTCGCTTCGTACTTCAGACAAGTTCTTACTAGCTCTATTTAGCGTCTTTACTAGTTGTCTTATCGTGTAAATTGTCCAGAACCACCACGTTACTGCTGTTACAGCAAATAGCCCTAACCCTACATAAAATGCTTGTTCAAAATTAATTACACCTGTAGCAACTAAGATTCCGGCAACCACCAGAAAAATAGTAGGGACTATCCTTGCGAATGTATCCCATCTCTCGACTTGGGCTTCTATTTGTTTTTCGTTTAATTCCATAATCTTCATTCTGCCTTTTGTTATCGGAGGCTCGTGGCGAACTCCGTGTTACTCATGACTTTAGTGTCATAACGCATACTATTTAATACTTTCTAAGGGTTGATTAAATTGGAACTTAACCTGATATTGCACCAAAAGATCTCCACTCACCTGGAGTACCAGTTCTAACACAAATCCAACCTAAGTTGCCGCCTGGGGTAGGTGCATCATGCCATACAATATCACCTTGATTGTAAAGACCAATAGTTGGGATACCGTCACCAACTTCCATCTTTTTGTTTTGAAACTTAACAGGTCCGTTAGTTTCTAATGCTACGCCATTTGATACTGCTGAAACACCAATTCCTACATTACCTTCAAATACTGTGTTTGAAGATCCTTGTACTTTAAGTGTGCCGCCGCCATCAATAATAAGTCTTGATGTTGTATCGTCTCCAGCGATTTGATTGATTGATAGAAGTGCATTACCTAAACTGTTTAGACCTTCTTTAATTGCAAGAACGTTCTCTGCACTTATGTTTACTAATGCTGTCATGCTTCTATCTTCCCAAATTGTTTCCATGTACCAGGTGCACCACTTTCTACACATACCCAACCCATAAAGCCTCCTGCTTGTGGATTAGTATCGTATACAATATCACCTTGGTTGTTGTTTCCTGTAGTAGGCATTTCGTTACCTACTGCTAATCTTTTGTCTGCAAATCTAATTGCGCCTGCTACTTGTAAATCTACATCGTCACCTGGATACTGTACTTTAATACCTAGTGTGCCTTTTACTTCAACACCGCCTTGTTCTTTAATAACAATACGTTCTTTGTTGTCTGTAATTAGACTCATTTTACTTGTAGTATATGCACCTACTCTAATATGATCAAACTCAGGATCAACTACAAACTCTGCTTCGTTACTTGCTACACTTAATTGTGCATTAGGTGCTTCAGCACCAATAGCAAAACGCATTGTTCCACTATCGTATGTAACAAATTCGTCAACACTTAGATCGCCTGCTATACGTAGACTGTTTAATGTTCCTACAGTTTCAAGTTCACTGTGCTTAACAGTAACACCTAACTTGTCTGCACTTAGTACAGGAATATTATCAATTTCAATTACTGCATTTCTATGTAGGTCAATTGTATTACTAATGTAGAATCTATCTCCACGCCATACAATTTGTTTAGTTGCTTCACCGTCTTGTCTCCATTGCATACCCATCATGTCAATGGTTCCGCCTTGAGCAGTAAAGTCAATATTTTGTGTAACTTTTTGTGTTGAACTTAGTTCTTCAACGTGTAGTTTGCCAGCAGTGAGAGTTCCCTGCACATTTAATGCTCCACTTACGTCAATGTCGCCTATTAGGCTATCAACGTCCATACTACCTACAGTAATCAAATCATCTTCTACAAGCAAACTAGTTCTAGTTGCTTTGTCATTGATACCTGTACTTCTAAGTAGTGTAATTTTACCGCCATGCACTGCATTACCGCTAATACTGTTTACAGTTGCGGGTGGCATTTCTGCGGCTTGTGTGTTTGCTATGGTCTCAACAGTCGTTGCTAGACGTGCGAGGCCTTCTCTTATATTATCTATCTGGCTCATGTAAGTATTTATCAACTTACCTTCAGAAGCACTGTATCCGCATTTATCCTACCGTTAAGTTTAATGTCTACAGCATTGATATCTTCTAAGAATGTACGTAGTTTAACCTTGCCTGCCTCTTTAAACTCTTTAAGTTTTTCTTCAGGCTTACGCATTGTCTTTTGAATACTTTCTGTTTCATTAAATCCAATAATAGTAGTACCTTTTACACTAAGTCCACTACCTTCACGTTGCATACCTTGCGGATCTATGTTCTTAGCAACATACTTACCAATCTTACGTGTCTTAACATTAAACACCCAAAGCTCATTTGCATAGATAATTTCTATTGGATTAATACTTGCAAGACTGTTCTTATTGTCCACTTTGCAATATTTTAACTTCTCAACTAGTTTCTCAGCACTCTTAGGCTTACGTTTTCTAGTCTTACGTGTTGCTTTACTTGTATCAACTACTAGTTGGCAAGCCATTTGTATATTGCCCATTGCTTCTAATATTTTTTTAACATCATCTTTGTTAAGATGTGCATATGCTTCTTTGAGTTGTTCCAACATGTCTTGTGCATGTTCGTCCATCTTTGCAATTTTAGCCTTACTAGGATAGTTCAATAGTTCTGTGTACTCTGATATTTCATCATCATAGAAACTAGATATTCTACGTGCATGAGCTTGTGTTACACCAAAGTTTTGAAAGTGTTGTTTAAAATTAAACCCTTTAGGGTCAAATGACTTTGGGTCTGTTATCCACCCATCTAACCATTCTTCAATTTCTTCTGATTGAATATTTACTTGCTCACGTATACGTTCTTGTATAGTAGGTTGATGTACTTTTGCTTTTTCTTCTTCTACTTCTTTCTTTTGTGTAAGTAGATATTCGCCTTGTGATATTGCTTCTACAATACGTTTCTTTAAGAATACACTAGCAGGAGCAACATCGCCCATTGTTCCAGCAAGTGTTTGCCAGTAGTCGTCATGCTTCTTATTGTAGTCAGGCATTCCTGCCATTAATAGTTTAGCAGTAATGCTACCTGTAATGCTTAATGCATGTGTTGGTGCGGCCCTAACTGCTTTAATTTGTTCTTTTGTATAACCTTCTTTAGTCATCCAACCTGAAACTGCTGGATATAAGTCTGCAGGTTTATAATTCTCGTAATACCATGCTCGTGCATGTTGACTGGCTTTGTGAAACTGCTCTCCAGTCCATTCTTCCCAACCGTCCCAACTAGGTTCAGTAAGTTTATTGCCTCGTTTAATACGTGGTGCACCACGGGGAGCCTTCTTTTTAACAGCTCTACCTGTGATCTTATTTACTCTAGCCATGTGCCACTCCTCTAATGTGTATAAACAGTATATAGCCGACTTAACAAAAAGTCAAGCATTATTGGAAATATTTTTTTTGATGAAATGCTCGTTTGTACATATTATGTAAGAACAAGTTCATTTTACTTCTAGTAGTTGGAGCCTCATATTTGAGTGTATGCTTCCAATTTTCTCTTTTAAAAGGTATTACTTGTACCAACGGTTCGCCTGGCTTAATTAGTTTTACAGGATCAGTTAGGTAACAAGGAAAATTAAGATTGTTTAAATCAAATTCATCAGTATCAATAATTGCAGGCATTATTACAAACTCTTGATCAAAATGCCAAAACGGTTGTACAAACAAACAACTATAACCCGGAGGAGTTTTGATCTTCCAAGGCACAGATACTTTAATAAAAGATTTCTTTTTGCCTTGTATGTGTACAGGACATTGTTGGTTTGAATGAAATGCACTTGGAGAAGTAAACTTGTTTTGTACTTCCATAAACTCACCAATGCGTTCAACAGGATATACTCTTTCAAGTTCTTCTTCGCCTGTATCATGATTAGTTTGTGCTATAATTTCTTGTTCATATACATTAGGTATAATGTAACCTGCAGTTACCATATCTCTCACAGGCCAACAGCCTGCAATGGTTGGAACACCATTGTCGTCATTTGCTTTAAGACTGCTATACCAATCAGGCAAGCAATCTTTAGCAGGTACGATAGGAAAATTTGTTAAGACACTTTTGTCACCACAAATAAATTCGATATCCATTAAGTACTTTCGTTCATGTTAATACAAATTGCTTGATGTCCTGCTTCAAAGTAACCATTACCTTTGCCATGTTCTACACTAAGAACATCTCTTGCTTGAAAGCATTCAGTCATTGTTGAATGAACACTAACAAGTTCTGCAAAAGGTGTTACTTCAAAAAAGTATACAAATACTAGAGTCCACATATTATTCTCCACCTCCAGAAACTACGTATGTTCCTACTGTGCGATTATATGCTTCTATAAGCATTTCCCACATTTCGTTACTTAATAATAACATTTCGTCAACATCGATAGTTTCGTTGTACTGCACAAGATACACACCCTCTTCATCAAAGTGTGCTTTTACATCTTCAAACTTTCCTGTTGTATCCATTACAGTTACAACAGATTCGTCAAAGTTTTCTTCTACAGTAAACATTTTATAATCCTAGTATACCAAATAGGTTGAACCAACCCATTGATGTTCCAATAATTATAGGTACACCTAACATCATAAAAGCAATGATGAAGAACGCTATGCCTACACCTTTGTTGTGATATGGTTCGTTTGGATTACTCATGTTCGCCACCATAACCACGTGAGTTAATTCCGTTGTCTCTACGGAACGCACTTGGATTACGTTTTGCGGTTTCAAATGTTGCTACTGTTACTGCAATCGCTCCTAGCAATAGTGCGTGTATAATCATACTAATTACACCTGCCCACATACTACTTACAATAATTGCAAATACAATACACCACATCCATGCAAGTACTTGCATGATCATATGTCGTGTGCTAAAGTCTGGAATGTTACTCAACGGATTCATATTATGATCCATTACTACATTCCAACAATTATAAATCCATTCTCTCATTGATATAACCTTTCTAAATGTTACCTTTACTGGATAATGTGCGTCGGCGACATCGCGCCAATCTATTGCGTCATACAGATCATGAAATGTCTGTGTAACTTTGTGATTCTTAAAATATGCTGTGACCTTATACATTAGATCTTCTCACCAGCTTGAAATCCACGAAACGTTTTGAATCGTGGAAATCTCAAACTGTAAGTGTCACTGTCTTGTGATTGTGTTCGAGCATCTGCTCTAATTTCAATTAACTGACCAATGAGACTAGAACGTTCAGTCCAGTACTCATCACGTTGAGCGTCAGTGAAACCGCTCCCACAGTTAAGGCGATAATTGTATCCATCGTCTTCTCCTTCTACTATTACGGCACCTAGTCTTCCTTCGTTACGTCCTGTGCCTTCCTCAACGTCAACGACGGTTAGTGTAATTTCAATAAATGGTTTTGCTTTGAGCCAAGCATGTGTACGTTTACATTCGTAGGGTGCATCAATGTCTTTTATCATAACCCCTTCATAGCCACCGTCTACAGCCGTCTTATTAAGCTCTACAAAGCGTCTATTGCCTTCATCAGTACTCAAGTCTACCTCTTCCCATTCACACGCTGTAACGTGCTCTAAGAGGTCTTGATTCTCCAGTACCCAATACTTGACTAAGTTACTACGATATGTTTGTGGTTTATCCCAACCACCTTCTAAAAAGTCTTTCAATGGAATAAAGTCAAACAAGTGTAGTACACTATCAGTTGCGGCTTTACCATCTTTTCTATGTACTTGCTTCATAAGGTCTTGGAAGTCTTTGCTCATTACTTCGCCGTCAAGTACACAATCATATGGACTAGGCTTTGCGGCAAGTACTGCTTCAATCTCTGCGATGATGTGCGGAAAGTTATGAAACTGTTTTCCATTACGTGAGAACAATTCTACCTTACCACCTTTGCATACTGCTAGTACACGAACACCGTCTAGTTTAACTTCAATTTGTTTTTTGCCTACCATCTTCTTTTCATGGTTAGCTGAGTCGTGTGCAAGTGAACAAGTAAATGTAGGAATTGCATACTGTGGAAACTTTTTAGCAATCTTGTTTACAGTCTTTTCACTACAACCACAACGTAGGTCTTTGATTAAGATACGTCTATAAAATCCATTCCACTGTTCAGTAGTAGCAACACCCATTGCTAATATGATAGCATCACGTGCCGCATGACCTGTAAGTTCTCTATTAATAAGTTGGTTAGCAAGGACTTTAAATGTATCCCAATCTAATCCTTGTCCTGTAAGCACATCTGTACGTTCAGGTACTTGCTTCACACCAAATGTAACAAGTGGATCAAGAGCCATACGTACACCTTCAAAGAACTCATCTAGTCCTTCTTCCATTGCTTCTAGTATTACTTGTTCCTTAGCAAGACGTGAATTATCTGCTTCTAACTTTTCTATAATAGCCTGTGGTTGCGTTCTCATGTGTGCCTCATTAATTAATTATGTTACTATAATAGCATCAGTATATACAAATGTCAACCTCTTTTGGACAATAAAATTGGCATAGGTGGAGGGAATCGAACCCCCATTAACTGGTTTGGAATCAGTTGTGTTACCATTACACCACACCCATAAAAAAAGCCCCTAATAAAATTAATTACTAGGGGCTTACTGAAATAACTTTTTTTACAAAGTCATGTCAAGACATACCCCCGGATGGTGGCCAACAAGTAATATATGTTGTATTAGTCTGTGACATGTTAGTATTCCTTATTTCTTATTATGTATTTAATATACACTCTTTATTTTAGTTTGTCAACATCTTTTTTGTCTGCTCTACCTTTTTTTCCGCAGTGTGGACAATGAAATGTTGTTCGTTCAATGCAATACTTGTCTTCCATAGTAGCGAATGTAAACCAGCCCTTACATTGAGTGCAGGTTAAATGCCATATGATTTCTTTTACCGCATTGAACATTGTAAAAGTATTTAGCTTACCTATCTTTTAGATTTTTTGTAATCTTGGATCTGAACTTAGTATGTTCTTTTCAGCTCTTGGTCTAGACAAACGATTCTCAGCCATTTTGCGTATTATTGCTTTATGTGCTAGTTCTGTTTTTCTTTTCTTACGAGCTAGTTCGAAGTCTTTGTGATTCATAACACTCTCCCTTTTACAGTTAAGTGCGTTCCTTCGCTTAGTGCTACTTCCGGGCTTATTGCCTGAACGTAATATTATTTAGCTCTAGATTGGTAGTCTTTTATTGCTGATTTGATTGCATCTTCGGCAAGTACACTGCAATGTATCTTAACTGGCGGTAGTGCAAGTTCTTCTACAATGTCCATATTCTTAACTGCTGATGCTTCGTCTAGTGTCATTCCTTTTACCATTTCAGTTACTAAACTTGAACTTGCTATTGCACTACCGCAACCGTAAGTTTTGAATTTAGCATCTACAATAACGTTATCTTCTACTTCTATCTGTAGACGCATAACATCACCGCAGGCAGGTGCTCCTACCATTCCTGTTCCGATGTTATCTTTACTAGGATCAAACTTTCCAACGTTGCGGGGGTTTTCGTAATGGTCCATTACTTTTTCTGAGTAGGCCATATAATAGTCTCTGTAGTTATACTACATTTATTTATGACCATTAGTTGGTAGTCCCAAGGGGAATCGAACCCCTCTTTTCAGGATGAAAACCTGATGTCCTAACCGATAGACGATGGGACCATATCTTACTTGGCTGGAACGATAGGACTCGAACCTATAATCACTTGTACCAAAAACAAGGGCATTACCATTATGCTACGTTCCATTACCAGTTAAACTGGTGCCGGCACACGGACTCGAACCGCGGACCTACTGATTACAAATCAGTTGCTCTACCAACTGAGCTATGCCGGCATTGGCGGAAGATGTAGGATTCGAACCCACGGTAGAGTCACCCCTACGACGGTTTAGTAAACCGCTCCTTTAAACCACTCAGGCAATCTTCCAGTTTGTTATTTATTTTGTAAACTTTAGTCTTTGTTGTTTACCGTTATACATAAAAGTTACAACCGAATGACTATAAACTTCACGCTGTGATTCTTCATATCTAGTTTCAATTTGACACTCTCGACGTGTACCACTTGGTTTCTTTTGTGCTTTATCTGCACCAATAACTCCTCCAAGTATTGCACCTGCCGCGGCACCTTTATCATTACCACCTAGTACTTTACCTAGTACACCGCCGATAATCATTCCGCCCAAGGCACCTTCTCCTGCATTAGATCCTTGAACAGTTACATCTTTACACACTTCAACTCTGTAAGGTGTTTGCTCAATAACTATTTTATATTGATCTGTTACAGTTTCAGCTATTGCTGATGTAGACATCAAAGTAAAAATTCCTGCTGTAATAAATTTATTCATCATTGTCTCCTTTTAATTGTTTAATTCTATCTTTCATCCAACCAATTGCGGTATGTATATGTCCTGTGTCATGTTCTTGTAACTGACTCTGTGCATATTTAACTTCATCTTCTAAGTACTTGACTCGGATAAGGTTTCCGCTAAAGTCTTTTAATTTTCCTTCCAAAACTCACCTAACCTTACTTTGTAATCTTCTTTAGCAATAACTTCAATGTTAGTTACTCGGTCGTATCTAAAACTACGAAAGCCTTTTGATTCAACTGCCCACACTGCACAGACTTTGTCCGATATCTCTCGAACTTTCTTTTGGGTGATTGCATCATCTTTTTTAGCTGGAGGAAGAAAGTCTGCAATAAGTGTACAAGGCATTTTGCGTTCATCACCATTTAATTTTTTAAATGTAACTACTGCTACTTCTTTCTTTAACAACTCCATAAGTGCATCTCTTGTTGGGATGCCTTTTAAACTTGCTACTGTTTCTTCTACAGTTGTATCTACCATATTCTTCTCCACTTTTTATTATTGCTGTGTACTGTAAAATTGACACTGAGAACAGTTAGTATAAATTACTGTTAGGACAGTTGCTAACATAAACAGTACAATGAAAATTTGTTTACCCATGCTCATGGAACTATAACTCCTCTACAATACCAAGTATTTCTGCAACAAGAAATCCTACGGCTAACCAGCCCCAACTATATGTAACTAATGCAACTACACAACCTGCAATACGTACTGCACTTTTTACAAGACTAATATAAAAATGTTTCTTACTTACGTCTACTGGTTCAGCCATTACATTTTCTCCACAATGCGATCAATAAGTCCGTACTCAAGAGCTTGCTGTGCAGACATAAATGTATCTCTATCCATGTCTCTAGTAAAGTCCTCAAATGTTTTACCTTTAGTGTTGTGCTTTACATACAAATTAGTAAGCATTTCTTTATAGTGCATAATCTCTTTGTATGAGATTTCAATATCACTAGCCATACCTCTTGCTCCGCCACTAGGCTGATGAATCATGTGCCTTGCGTGTGGTAACATCATTCTATGTCCTGCTTCTCCTGCCTGTGCTAGGAAACTACCCATTGAACATGCTTGACCCATTACAATAGTATGTACTGGTGACTTAATAAATTGCATTGTATCGTAAATGCTTAGACCGTCACTGATAACACCGCCTGGACTATTAATATAAAAACTAATAGGCTTACCTGGTGCTTGTGATTCTAAGAATAATAATTGTGATACAATTAGACTTGCTGACATTGAATTAACATCAGTGTCCATAATTATAATACGGTCCTTTAGTAGTCGACTATAAATGTCATAACTACGTTCACCTTTAGATTCTTTTTCAACAACAACTGGTACTAAATTAGGCATCTTTCCACTCCATTAACGGATCAACTGATTGCGAGTCGTGCCAGTCAGTTTGATCTTTATTAAATTTACGTGATGTTATTTCTTTACGTAGCATACCGTCTTTGATTCGATATGTAATTAGTTCTTGTTTAACAACACCTGTAGGTTCAGTTTGAAAAGCACTTACAAGTGGGCCATCGTATTTTTCGTTCATTATCGTCCTTCCTTTACATTATATGATTCTGGTCCTGGTGTAGTAAATTCGTATCCAAACGCATTACCTACATACACTCTTCCGTTATATTTCATATGGATTTTATTAGTAGCCATAAACACATTCATAGACTCTTTAGTTCTAAAGTTATCTACTTCTGCTTCTACAATCTTATCGTTGTTTGTACATGTTACCATGCATTTGTTTTCAAATACTTCCATTTTACACCTTATAAAGTTTAACGTAGTTAAGTCTAGTTTCGTTTGCACTAAACAATTTGTTTTTTGTTTGAGCTTTTACTTTGCCTTTTACACGTAGCATACGGCCTACGTCATATGGAAACTTATTCATAAAGCTCACTAAGTTTCCATCTATAACTGCTGTGTAGTTATAGCTCTCCCAATGTTCGCTGTAACGCTTGTCGAGAATCTTTATAACACCTTCAACAATATCTTTTTCTTTGCCTAGGTATTGGCTGTCACGATACTCAATACGGATTTCTTTTGTAAGTCCTGTTTCGTGTTTGTCACGTTTTACAAACTCTGGTACAAATGCAATAAGTCCTAGTCTAGTAACAGGTACATTGTTTTCTGCTACTGCGTTAATTATATCACGTTTGAAATTATCTAGGTCAGCAAGTCCTAACATTACATAACGTTTCATCCATTTATGTATTTCTGCTACTTCTTCGTAGTCTTGTGCTGTTAGTGTAGGCTTTACATAATCGGTTGGCGCATGAAAATCAAAGAAGAATCTAACAATCTCTTTGTTACTAAACTGTGTTTTGTTTTCTGGTTCTGAAAAGCGTCTAGTATCTTTGATATAATTACCATTAATACGTTGTGCCGCTACTGCAATAGCAAGTGCATCTTGTATAGGTACTGTCTTCAATGGTAAAACGTTTTCATTCTTTACGTATCCGTCTTTAACTTGTGTCAACATTTTAAGCCTTTAATTAATTTTACTTGTATATTATAGCATCTACTAATACACTTGTCAAGTATTAATCTTCCAAAACCCAATGTTTTTTTGCAAGTCCTTCTGCTTCACAGTAACGTATAAACAATCCTATTTCACGTCCGTGTGCTTCTATTTCCCAAGGTTGATCCCAGTAAGTAGGTTCTTTAGGTAACCACTTACCTTTCCAGCGATGCTTGTTAGTACGCCCGCTTTCGTAAAGTTCTCCACGTGCAAATTGCTTTACGTGTACAAATTCATGTGCTACAGTTTCTAATAGTCTACGTAATTTGATTTTCTTATTAATATCTATATCAAATTCTCTTGGACGAGCCGCATCTGCATAGTCAGTAGGTATGCAATAACCATAGCTCTCGTCTTTGCCAAAGTCACGAAATCTTATATTAAGTTCAAGACTATGCATACGTGGCATTAGTTTAGATTTACAGAAACGTAAAATCTTTTCAGTATGCTTGCGTTGAGACTTCGAGCCGCCTGTAAAGTTAATCTGCATCTATCGTTCCTCTGTTAGTATCTTATTATTATACTACTATTTACGACAAATGTCAAGTTTTTTGGCTATAACATATACTCAAAGTTTTGGCAAGAATCGTGCTTTGCGACTAGTTTAGCGCCGTTGCGTAGATGAAAACGCTCTGCCATCTCAGTTAAAGGGCTCAAAGTTACGAATCTTTTGGCTTTTTTGACACGTTTTAGCTCACGAGCAACATCAAATACTATCTCACGGCCAGCACCTTTTGAGTAACTCCATACAGTATAAAACACTGCAATGTCGCCTTTTTGTCCGTCTTGACATGCTTGTTGACTATACAAATCTAGCTCATATTCGTCCTTAGGAACTTCATTAGTATAGGCTACACATATAATTGCACGTATATCATCATCTGGATAATGTTCTACTGCATACTTACTTTCATATAATGCATATACTTCTCTGTCTGCATCTAACCTAAAGTCAGATGTTAAGTGTGGACGTACAGGATCGTCCTTTAAAATAATTTTTACTTTGTCTTTACCAATACTCGTTATCACGTTGTCCTCTTTTCACTAGTAGTGCTTTGTTATATTTAAGTGCAAATAAAGTTGCTTGTTTTGAGTCTTCTACATCTACATATATATCACAACGACAGTATGTAGCTCCAGGTAGTATTTGACTGTCACTTCTAACATAGACTAAATCAAATCCTGGTTGATTGCATTGTAGGAATAGTTCGTCGCCTAGTTCGCGCCTTACCCATATGTCTTCCATTTCCATGCGGGCGTGGTTCCATTTATATTCACACTGGGATAGAAAAAATCTCAATTGGTTTGTTTCCATTTTTCATATGCTTCTTCAAATCCTTCTAAAGCATATTGAGATCTTTCGTGATTTCCCCATAGTCTTTTAAAGTAACCGTTATAAGAATCTTTCATAGTTTCAAGTTCTACTAAATGTCCTTTAACCATATAAAAGATTCTTGCAATTTCTTTTTCGTCTATGTCCATTACCACCATCCTATAGTTTTAGAATTACCTGCTATAATCATAAGACAAGTAGTAACATGCAACACAATCCAAAAGGTACGAAAGGCCAGTGCCTTCTTTACATCTGATTGTGTAATAGGAAGGAACTCTGGCTTATCGTTGTCATCAATGCCAACTGGCATGCCAACGGTTCTAGCCCATACTCTAAGCCATCGCCGTTGTCCGCTCATTAGTGATTACCTTTGAGGTAGTCTAAACAATTCTTTGGAGTTGATTGCTCATACGGATCATCATCAGCACCTTCGTTGTTGATGCCAGGTTCTTGCCACCATTGCTCAACTACGCCGTCATTGACAATACACATAAAACGCCAACTACGTAATCCAAAGCCTAGATGGTTTTTACCAATAAGCATTCCTAAGAAACGTGTCATGTTACCACTACCGTCTGGAATAACTTTTACGTGTTTGATACCCTGGTCTTTTGACCAAGCGTTCATTACAAATGCATCGTTAACACTCATACAATAAACTTCGTCAATATCATTATTACGAATGTTATCGTAGCTTTCTTCAAACCCTGGTAGTTGGTATTCACTACACGTAGGTGTAAAGGCACCCGGTAGGCTGAATAATACTACTCGCTTGCCTTTGAAGTAATCTTCTGTTGTTTTATCTTCCCAACGATAATCTTCACCATCGCGGACTCTTGTTTTAAATGTTACATGCGGTAACTTAAAACCTTCAATCATAGTCTTTAATCTCCATTGTTAGTATTAGTGTAATATTAACACCTATAGGTGCAAAAGTCAACCTATATTTTCTTACTCAAATATTTATAAATTGCATAATAATTGCATTGCAAACATGGCTAAATATAATTAGGGTCAACGAAGTATAGAGGGCAAAGTAAATATGGATTTTTTAACAATAGCAAAAGATTTAGGATTCCCAATCGCAGGGGCACTTGGTGCTGGCGGCTTTGTATTTTTAACACTTAAATTTATCCTAGCAGGTGTTACTGACTCTGTGACTACACTCAAAGGAATTATTGGATCTCTTGACAATCGTGTTCAAACTATGAACAACGACTTAGTTAAGATTGATGCACTACTGAGTCACGCATTACATATTAAACCAAACGTAGACAGAATTGCCGCTAACGAAGGCAAGGATGACGCAAGACGAGATTAAAGGAGAAACTAAAATGATGTGGTTAGATTACACAATTAACCAAGCACCAGGAAGAGGCTTTAAAGTCGAAGGTGACACTCCAACAGAAGTAATGGACAAAGGCTTGTATAAGCCAGGCGATGTGTTTATTGTTAATGAAAGCGGCTGGCTAGTTAAGTCAGACGAATTATCATCAATGATAATCAAACACGAAGCAAAGAAAAAGGAACCAGCATAATCTATGGAGTCAGAACTAACAAACGTAATTAAAGACTTAGGATTTCCAGTAGTTGCCGCTCTAGGTCTTGGTTACTTCATTTACTTTATTTGGAAATGGGTTACAGAAGTTATTGATCCTGTTATAGGTCAAACTATGGGTACACTAATTAAATTAGTTGACCGTGTGCGTATGTTAGATAATGATATTATTCGCTTAAACACAAAGTTAAGCATGGTATTAGAAAACGAAGCCAAACTAGATAAAAAACGTAGAGCTGAACTAGAAGAAATAGTTTCAAAATATACAGACATAACAAACGACCCATTTAATACAACGGGTACAAAAGATTGATAGGGCCAGTTCGCTACTGTGAGAGTTGCGGACATAGATGTCACTGTTACCAACCAGACTGCAAGGAGTGTGTGAATGATGTATGCACAAACTGCAAATGTAAAGATTCCAATGGAACACTACATAGCAAAACTAAAGGAACACGAAGCAAAGAGACTTAGTACTAACGAGCGTAATGCTTATTGGAAAGCGTACTTACTTACTTCGAAGTAGCAATAAACACACCGGACCAGTCTTTAGGAAGGTCTTGTGTTTTCTGGAATTCACAACGTTCAATCCACATGTCATAGTATGCACTCATTTTGCCATCAAAGTGGCTGTGTAGTGTATTACATAATTCTATTGCTTTGTCAAAGTCTTGTGCTAGATATGCTTTGTGCATTTCTTCATGCTTACGTTGTGCTGTACGCCAAGCAGGGCGTCTATTATCTAACACTGTCCATATTGTAATACCTACAGTTTTACCTTTAACTGCTAAATCGTCGATTTTTAAATAGAAAAAGTCGGTTTTAGTACGTTGGTATGTCGCATCTCCAACAAGTAATACACATCCGTATTCTTTACACTTGCTTTCAATACGAGCGGCTGTACTGACTGAGTCTCCAAGGACGTCATAACTGTGTCGGGCTGTTGAACCCATCTCGCCAAGATAGCCAAGACCAGTATTAATACCAGCCCCCATACCCACTGGGGGTCTTCCTTCTTTGGTAATCTTATCATTAAATATCTCCACTGCTTTTAACATATCCAATCCGCATTGTACTGCTGTCTTTGGATGTTGCGGATCTTCAATTGGTGCATTGTGTACGTGCATACTTGCATCGCCAATGTACTTAATAACCATACCGTCTGCGTCAAGTATAGGTTGTGTGATGGCATCCATGTAACCATTCATAATTTTTGTTAGACCTTTTACATCATCACCAAATGATTCACCTAATGGTGTAAAGCCTCTTAGGTCTGAGAAACAAATTGAAACTTCTTTCTTCATACCATCTTTTATAAGTGCAGGATTCTCTTGTAGCATACGTACTACTGTTGGTGATGCATATCCTGCAAACTGTTTTTTGATTGCTTGTTTCTGTGCATACTCACTTACAAATCTATTAAAGATTGCATGTAAGCCTACTACAAATACAGTTACCATAGGCATTGTACCATCTAACAAGTACAAATAATTAACCCATGCATAATGTACACTATAGGTGAGTCCTCCCACAAACGCAACTAATATTCCTCCAGCCAACCAGTAAGGGGCAAACCTTCCAACGCACACCAGTGCTATGCCTAGTAGTCCGGTTGTGATAAGCTCTGCTAAGAATGCCCAATAGGGACGCTCAATTTGATCGCCATCTATCACAGTTTGAAGTGTTACTGCGGCCGGTATATAGTTGTGTTGTGGTCCAGTCGGACTAGCGATTAAACCACCTATGCCTTCTGCGGTTACTCCTATAATAACAGTCTTCCCTTCAAACGATCTATAATCATCTGAGGCCGCACTAATAGTTTCAAATTGTTTATTCCATCTCAACCATATCTGTGCATTAGGATCTGTTTTTATAATTGGGTAACCAGGAACTCGTACTGCTTCTATTCCACCACCAGCTTCTTTAACTTGGTAACTAGGGTTTCCTGTTGCTACACGAATAACTTCAATTGCTAAAGCGGGATACGTGTCTTCGCCGACACGCATTAGGAGTGGTACTCGTCTTACAACACCGTCGATTTCTGGGTTAGTGTTCAACACGCCCACACCGTCAGCATTATCTCCTAGCAATTGGATTGGTCCTAACATTCCTGGCCATTCAAACATATATGGCACAGGATCACCAATTTTCGCAATGCCTCGAGGGACCGCATTACGATTGGCTTGGGTACTTCCTACTTGTGCTATTACAACACCGTTACCCGCAAGTGCTTCAGCTAATTGAATATCACCACCTAGTCTATCTGTCTCAGACATGATAACAGGAATTACGATGATACCAGCACCTGCTTCGCGAAGTTTCCAGATTATATCTGCAATTATATCACGCTTCCAGGGCCATTGCCCGTACTTTTCAATGGCGGCTTCGTCAATGGTCACGATGCCGACGTCCTGGGATAATGTTGCCTTATCAGTTTGTTGAAGTAAGTCGAATTGCTTAAGGCGAGCAGTCTGCACTAATTGACCATCTGTGTAATGCAGACCTATCATAATGAACGCTGTGACAAACGCCACAGTCCAATGTGTAATATACTTCGTCATACTGTATTTATGTTACTTTGTGAGGTGTGAAGATTTTATTATTTCACGCTGTTCTAGTTGTTGTTTGAACATTGCTCGAACTTCAGGTGCGTTGTCTGTTGCTTCTAAGAACTGTAATATACCGCTCCAACTGTTGCCCATAAACAGTATCCAACCGTCCTTGTATAATACGCTACGGCTGTTTAAATTTTTGAAGTAGAAGTTTTTATAGTGATATTCGTTCATCACTAATATTTAGTTTTGGGTAATAGTAGTTGTGCCACAACCATTTGCGTTTACACAATTTTGATTTATTGAATATACTTGTCCTGTTGAACTATCTTGTGTAAGATCAAGTCCTGAGTCATAACCTGACATTGAGATACTAGCATTGTGATTGCCACTTCCGTCTTGTGTTATGTCAACTGTTTGATCGTTACCTACTGCTATTTCTGTATAGTGAGATCCTGATCCCCATTGGTTAACATCTATATCGTTGTCATCACCTTGTACAGAAATAAATGCTTTTTTATCACTGTCATTTAACTGGCTGGTATTAACATTATTAATATCTCCATCTATATCTACTGCAATATAGTGTCCGTTGTTACCTACAGTATTATTATGATTTTGTGTAATACTTAATATATTAGAGTCACCGTCAATATCAAACTCAACTCTATTATCATCTGCACCTGTTGTAACTCCTTGGTCAACTGTTGTTGTATTAGAGTTGCCAGTAATCCCAAACAATATAACATTGTTTTCACCTTTTTGTTTGAGTGTAGTGTTGTTATTATCTCCAACTATCTCTGCTTTTGCTAAACTGCCGTTACCTGCAATAAGATTGTCATCGCCGTCTTGTACGATAGTAAGTGTATTGCTGTCTCCTATTTGTTCAATGTATACACCGTTGCCACTGTGTGTTACACCTCTGGCTGTTGAGATCTGATTAGTTTGTGCATTGCTTATACTTGAAGTATATGTTGTCGTTGTTGCAACTAATCCTGCTTCTGTCATTGCACGAGTTAGGAAGTCTACCATGTTATTACTATATTGATGTGTTGATAGTAATTGTCCATAACCAAATGAAACTGTAATTGATCCACCATTACTACCATACTCCCAATTATACCAAGTGTTCCAACTACTGCCTGTACTATTTTTTGCCATTGCTGTACCGCCACTTGCTGTAAACAGTTTGTCTGGTCCTGGCAATGTGTTTTCACTTGATGTGCTTGAAGCATAATCGCCTACCGCATATGAACCCCAACAGGTATTACAACTACCTGCTATATACATACTTCCTACACTTAATTTACTTTCAACCAACGATTCAATGCTACCTATTCTATTGGTTGCTCCGTTGGGTGCAAGAATGACTACGTGTCCTCCGTTGCCTATAAAACTTTCATAGTTTGTTTTACACGTACTGCCACAGTTTGAAGTTCCTGCTATATCAATTACAAGTTCTTTGCCTGATAGATCATTTGAACTTACTGTGCCACTTGTACTTCCTGTCACAGTAAAACCTAAATCTTCAAGTTCACTTTTTAAATGATTGTAGTGTGAACTTGTGTTTGTTCCACCTGTGCTGTAATATATTAAGGCATCATTTGCCCAACTAGTTGTTGGACTGAATAATAGTAATACTATTAGTGCCTTCGCTACCCAATCTATAGTCATATAGGAAGAAATCTCCTTGTTCAATATCTAGTGTGTAATCGTGTCTAGTATTTAATCTTAATCTAATAAAACCGCCTTGTTCAAAGTCTTCACGTTGCCATACCCAGTGCGGTTCTATTTTGTCTAATCTAATTTGTGTTTTAGGATCAAACCCTACCTTAGGAACATTTGATAATAGTCTTGCGTTTTGTCTTTTTAATTCATCTTGGAACAATGCCGCTAGTGCTTCATTAAGTTTGTCTAGCATGTCATGTAGCATGTCAGCTAACATGTAATCAGTTTCGTCTAGTGCTGTTTTCCAAATACCTTCAATGCTATCTTTGAGTGCATCGCCTTCTAAGCCGTCAAACTCTAAAAAGTCAACACCTAAGAAGTCTGCTAGTTTTCTACGTCTTTGCATTTCTGCTTCTGAGTATTCATCAATAGGTGTACGCTTACGCAATAGTAATAGGTTGTTGATTTGGTCTTCGCTTAGATCTAACAGTACTGGCGGTGTTGGCTTACGCATACCATGTACTGTTGCTGTTGCCTGGAACGCTTGATTCATAATAACCATACCAGCATCTGTTTCTACAGTAATTTCTCCTACGTAGCACATGCCTGCTGTATCACAACTAGGCAATAGTGTAATCATTGACCCGCCCACTTCATCTACGACCATTACGAAGTCTGTACCACGAACACCAATAGTAGCACTAGGTGTTCTTATCTTTACATTCTGTTTGTATTTTTTTGCAATTTGGCCACTTGCATAACGCACTGTGCCTAAACTTGCTTTGAGGGAAAGTGACCCTACATCGTTTGCTGGGTCGTATACAAACTCGTCAATTACTAGTCTTGATTGTTCTGTAAGTTCAACTCTTGTTTCGTCAACAAAGTCAATACGCATAGTACCGTTTGCTGTAACAGCAGAGTCCATGCTTTGAACACCAACACCTGCGTCTCCTTCAATAACAACATCGCCGTCTCTTTCAAGTACACCTGATCCTTTGATCTGTCCGATCTCTCCTACATTACCATATGCAGGTCTAGCTATAATAGCTATTACTATCAAACCTAGGAGCAGAAACCATGTATACTTGTTCGGCGCCATTGTCATTCCTTAGTCGCTTTGTGTTATATCAACGTCTTGATCATCACCAGCAAAATCAGCGTCAACCATATTATCGTTGACTCCACTTTGTGTAACTGTATAACTACTTGCACCGCCTGTAGCATCAATTTTAACTGTGTGTCCTGCACTGTCGCCGTCACCACTTATGTTAATATCAACTACATTACCTGCACCACTTGATGTTAAATTGTTTCCACTAGCCGCACCGCCACTTGCTGTGCTTGAACTATTGTTTACAGTAACCGCAACCAATGCACTTTTGCCGTCAACGTTTGAGTTAATAACGTTTCCGTCTCCAGTGATTGTGAATCCAATTGTAGATCCATCTGCATCAGCTGTATCGCCAATGTCAAATGTAAATGCGTTTGAATCACCTGTTGCTGTAATATTTAAAGTTATGTTTTCACAATTGGTTCCACTTGTACTATCACAACTTAAATCCACTGTGTTACTATCTCCTGTAAACACCCATGTACCAGTATAAGTGTCACCTTGGATATCTGCTACGATTGTGTTTAAGCTACCTGTTTGTGTTATAGCAAATGTCATCGAGTCACCATCTAAGTTTACGTCTGTTGTTGATGTACCGATTACGTTATTTGCTCCGTCTTGCACAATATCTAAATCTAATGTATCACCCACTTGCTCAATGTATATGTCGTTAGCCAAAGCAGGAGCCACACTAAAGATTAGTAGTACTAATGCTGTTAAGCTATTTGAAATGTACTTTCTTGTCATTGTTGTCCCTCGTTGTATTTGTTATTATTTTTTCTTCAGCTTCTATAGGCCAACATAAATCTTTCTCGCTACAGTACAATCTAGCTTTAGGCCATTTTTCCAATGCATCTTTTAATGGTAATGGTCTCAGCTTAGGCACCTCGCCTTTGTATTTTGTACTGACCTCTTTAAACTTCCAAAGTCCTTCCTTTTCACCTTCATATACCAGTTGCACTACACCTGCTTCAATTGCCGCCCTTACAGCATAATTTACTGGCTCGTTAACAGAGTAACCTGTCTCCGACTCTATCAATTTAGTTCCCATATCTAAGAACTTAAATACGTCTGCTCCAGACCTTGAACTTGCAATAGTTTTTTCTGTTGCAATACTCAATAACACCTTTCCAGTGCTAACTGATACAATTCTCATCACTACTGTGACTGTATCAACTCTATACTCAGTTTGTGCGCCTACTCCAAGATATCTTGCACCAGCACCTCCAATAGCTACATTGCTATCGTAACCAATAATGCCGCCTTCAAGTATCAGTCCTGCAAATACCATTGGCTTTAATGCTCTTGGACCGTTCGGTAAGTTTTTCTCGTATACTTCTCTAGTGTTACGGATCAACTGTCTTTCTTTAATCAAGTTATCCATACCTATACGTTCAACAACTTCGAACCATGTTTTGTTGCCTATATCTTGCAGAGCTTTTATAACCCAAACCTCTGAACCTTGCGTTACTGCACTAGATAGATTAGCAATATTATCTGCAGGTTTACGTTGTCCAGTTTTATCTGAAAAACTATAAACTGCAATAGTAATTTTCTGCCCGTCTAACTCAGGAACTGCAATCATCCTGTCTGCTAATGGAGCCGGCTGTATCCTTGGTGGACCAGCATTTTCCTTTATAGCCAGTGACTGTTGCATTGTTCCACTGCATCCAGTTAGTAACAATAAGCCTATGATAGTTAAGATCTTGTTCAAAAGTTAAAATTCCCTGAGCCTGGTATTTCAATAGTAGTAGTGCTTCCATCTTCTTCAACAATGGTTAGCGTAATTGCTCCTGTTGTTGTGTCTTTAGCCCACGATATTTGCGAACCTTCGATTTCTGCTGATCCACTGTTTGCACAACTATTACCACAATCAGCGAACATACTATCTACCATTTGCTTACTTAACGTTGCGTAAATTCTTGACTCAACGTTCTTAATAAACTTATTCAGGGTAGTATTTTCTAACTCTCGTTCTAATCTTTTAGCCTCTGCGTTTGCCTCATCTTGTAAATCTTTCTTTCTATTAAATTGTAGTTGCTCAACACTTAAAACATGTGACGAGTAACCATTTCCATAATGGAAAGCTGGAGATTTAAAACCCCAAGTAAGTTCGGCGGCCACTGGCTTGCTGATTAATAACATAATTGTAACGCCTATGTATATAATACTTTTGTACATTTGTCAGACTCCTATATATGATATTTATCAGATCGTAATAGTGTTGCCTCCCTCACGCTTTACACATCTATTTATATATAGGTGTAAATAATTTTACACCAATATAACATACTTACGTATAGATAAGCATACTAAATACTTTTATGACAACATATAAAGAAGAACAAGATGGATTATGGGCCGCATTAGACGAAGCATTTCCTATCAACACTAAATTACAAACAAATCTTAATGATGAAGTTACTAAACTTGAAATGAGTCGTATAAGTGAAGCACTAAGAGAACATGATGGTAATCAAACTAAAGCCGCAAAGTCTTTGGATTTAGGTAGAGTTACATTTATTGCTAAGGCAAAAAAGTACGAATTAGTTTAATATTATTTCTTTGTAGTGAGGCGCCCTCACGCTCTACTATAAGTATTTATTTAATCTTAGGAAAGAGCATGTCTGTGCAGAATTTATCAACGTCTGCTTCATTAAGCCCTAGGCTTTTCATTACTCTTGGGGTATGTGGATTTTGTTGCTGATTATGGCAATAGTAGTTTTGACTTGCAATAGTTAAGTCTCTATCACCTTCGCCTGTATAATGGCCAACGGAATCAAAGTACGTTTCAAGGTTGTCAAGCGCCAGTTGAATAATAACAGTTGCTTCTTCTTCCTTTACATTGCTTGCCGCAATCATACTTGGAGTAAAGATGTTTGTTGCCCACTCGGGTAACTCACGCTTCTTTTCTGGCACAAAGTCTTGTACTGCACTCTGATACCATTGAACCATAGGGTGATCTTCTCCGCCTGAACTAGCAGAAAAATCATGGAAAGCACCAGTCATTTTAGTCTTTCCTGCAATAACGTCAAATCCGTAAATTGGACCGTTATTGTTAAGTTGTGGAAATACACAAACATGCATCATCCACAAACCTTTAGTATCTCTTGCGTCGACTACATCAATATGAGCTCTGCGAACATGTTCGTTCTCCCATACTCTGTTAATCCAACTCCCGTCAGCCTGATTAAAATGGTCCATTCCTGGTTCATTTATTTCAGTGCCGCGGGCATTGAACATTTGAATGATATCTTCTTGACAGTCGACGAGTTGATCCCAGATCACTTTACTCTCCTACTTAACTTTAGTAAGTGAAATTGTTTAGTTCTTCAAAAATTGCTGTTGAAAGTTCAAAAGCCTTATTAGCTTCGTCAGCCATGCTATCTTTAGTACGCTTACGAATTAATGCTTTCATTTCATCTACAGAATGATTCATATCTGCGAATGCATACATTCTACCTGATCCAGGTACTTTGTTTGCAATCATTTGTCCGCCACTCAAATCGCCCATGTGTCTTACATAAACGTGTGCAAACAATTTGTCTTTATCGTGTTGACAATTTTTTACAATGTGACTTCTGTATGCTTCTGCTGAAGGTGCTATCTGTGGTGGATTTGAACCATCTTCGGCTCCACCTAATTCTACGTAGTCTGCCCAAATATCATCTGCTTGGATTAAACCATCTAATGGTAGATCGTCATCCGGCATTGATAAATCTTCTGGTCCAAAACAACCCATGCTTAGTGCAACATCTTCTAGGATGTCATATACTAACCACATGTTGTATAGGTATGTTTTATATTTTACTTCGCTCATTTTGCCAGACATCATTTCTCTTGCGAATTCCTGACGTTCTGCGTTCTGATGAGCGGCTTGTGTTAGTGATGCTAAACTCATTTAATTACTCCTTGTGTAATAGTTATCATTCAATTTACTAGTGTATTTATACTATTCTTTTTCAATTGCCACCTGTAAAGGATAGCCATGTTCTCTAGAAATCTTAGTACATTCCACTGCTTTTTGTTCAGCAATCTCATATGTGTATAGTCCAACTACTGCTGAACCTTTCTCATGTATTGCCATAGTTAGTTCTTGTGCAGTTTGTGCTGAATGCCTAAAAATATCTACTAATAAATCTACAACAAAATCCATAGGAGTTTCGTTGTCGTTAGCAAAGATTACTTTGTATTTGCCCGGCTCTTGGACAACTTCTTTAATCTTTTCTTTTACATTAATTTCTGTTTCTAGTTCTACGCTCATATCATTTTCCTTTGTTTCGGGGGAGTTATTGCACTCCCCCTAGACTGTTTACTTACTTTCACCGTCAATTGTAAGACCATCATTGATCTTAATTGTTTTAGGCTTTAATGCCTCTGGCAATTCACGTTCTAAGTGAATGTTAAGCATGCCTAGCTCAAGGCTTGCATTTTTAACATTTACATGATCTGCAAGTGTAAACTCCCTGCGGAAACTACGTCCGCCAATACCTTTGTGTAGGTAATTGACTTGTTCATCTCCTTTAGGGGCAGTTCCTTCAATCTTTAGTGTATCACCGTCCTTAGTAATATTAAGATTGTCCATACCAAAGCCAGCAACTGCGACTGAGATCATATACTCGTCATCGTTGATTTGTGCTATGTTGTATGGTGGATACCCATTTCCGTTTGGACTATTTGCGAACTGCGTGTTCATTTGTTCAAATAATCTATCAAAGCCTACTGTGGCTCTGTGGAAGTGTGGTAGGTCTAGAGTTGTTAGTCTTGTCATTGTTTTCTCCTTATATTAAGCAAGATTAATTTTACAGTCCCTTATGGGCACTGCATGTACATTGAGCTCTTCTCTTTGTACGTTATTATTTATCATCTGACGCATATACTCCATTAAATTGTTGAGTACAACGTACAAACGTTGTGCATTTGCTAAGTTGCTTTAGCTTCAAAGCGCCTGCGTATGTGCAAGTACTACGCAAACCGCCTAGTATATCCTGCACTGTAACCGCGACATCGCCCCTATACGGAACAAAAACTTCGCGGCCTTCTGATGAACGATAGTCTTTAAGTCCACCAAAATGCTTTGTGTTAGCGGCATCACTACTCATACCGTAGAACTGTACAAACTGTTTTTCTTGTACTTTACGTTTATGATTACTTAAATGATCGCCAACTTCATATTCTAATTCATCTGTCTGATAGTACTTGGTAATTACTTCACCGCCGCCTTGATCATGGCCAGCAAGCATACCACCGAGCATAACATAGTCTGCTCCACCTGCAAAGGCCTTAGCAACATCACCAGGGCAAGTACACCCACCGTCAGCAATAATGTGACCCCCAAGTCCATGGGCGGCATCTGCACATTCGATGACGGCAGATAACTGCGGATATCCAACACCAGTTTGTATCCGAGTAGTGCAAACACTCCCGGGACCAATACCCACTTTAACAATATCTGCTCCACTTAAAATTAACTCCTCTGTCATTTCTCCGGTAACCACGTTACCTGCTATAATTACTATATCTGGAAACTTTTCACGTACTTTACGTACTCTTGCCGCAAAGTGATCCGAGTATCCATTTGCAATGTCCATACAAACATATTTTAAATTATGTACTACATTGTTGTACACATCAACCAACTTATGAAAGTCAGCATCACTTGTACCAATACTCATAGCAACATTGGCTGTACGCTCTGGTATGTCACTGTTAAAGTATTCCGTAAGTTGTTCTACTGTATATGTCTTTACTAGACACGTAAAGATGTTACCTTCAGCAAGTTTGTCTGCCATTTCAAATGTACCAACACCGTCCATGTTAGCCGCCATAATAGGAACACCTTCGTATTCTGCTTTACTGTTTCTAAATTTAAACTTGCGTTCAAGCCTAACTTGTTTGCGTGATACAAGTGTTGAACGCTTTGGACGTATTAATACATCTTTGTAGTCTAGTTTGATATCTTGATCAATCCGCATTTTTTGGTTTCATCCCGTAATTAAAAGAAATACTAATTCTATCTTCGTTGGATAGGTTAGGTTGTACACTATGCTTTAACCAGCCTGGAAAGATATAAATTGCATTTGTCATTGCTTTGTATGTTGTTGCTGTACTTGTAAAGTAATTAGGCTTCTCCATAGGTGGAAGGAAATATTCAGCATTGTCACCTCTTTCAAAAAAGATGTTACCTTGCTCTGGAGTTGCTTTTACATAATATACTCCACTAAGTATACTACCTGCATGATTATGCAAGTGATTATATGATCCTGGTGTATTTACATTGATCCAAATATTTTGAATTTCTAGTTTTGGTATATCTGCTTGTACGGCACAATTATTAACTTGTTCTGTAATTGTTCCAACTAACTTATCAAATTCTTCGTTATCACCATGTCGCATTGGGCCACTTTGCCAACCTATATAGTTTGATACTTGTACACCTTCGTCAAGTTGTTTACGGTCTTGAGCATATGTTTCAATTGCAGAATTATCTACACCGTCCATCATACCAGACCAAATGACCGAAGGGAACCACTGTTCAGCAGTAAGTGCCATTAGTAACCTCTATCGACTTTTGATTTTTCTTGTAATTTTAACCAACGCTTACGTCCAGCCGCTTTTGCTTTTTTACGTTTAGCACTAGGCTTTTCGTAGTGTTGTCTTTCTTTGTATTCTTGTAGAATACCTTCTTCTTGAACTTTCTTCTTAAAAATTCTAAGAGCTTTCATAACGTCACCGTTACGCACTTCTACATAAAGACCTCTTTTAGATGCCATTGGATCTTTGTTGTCAAAGTTACGTCTTGGTTTAAAGTTGCTTGAACCTCTTCTGTTATTATTGTTGTACGCCAAAGTAGTTTACTCCTTCCATAAATTGTTTTAGTTCGTATATTCTATTATTATTAATTACATTATACACTGTTTCAGGGGTGTTTGTCAAGTAAAAAGTTTTACCAAAACCTAACAAATATCCAATAATCCAATGCGAAACATTAGTATTATCAATATCCAAAATAATATAATCTACAACCTGTGATACTTCTATTAGCCAACCTAGGTTAACTTCTGCATTCTCATGTAAGTATAAATTTACATCATTCTCAAACTGTTGAGCATAATGGTTAAAATTTTCTTTAATTGTATCACTAGGGTTTACTAACAACAAACTAGGATTGTCGTTGAATAGTTTATCAGGTGAAGTGATTAAGTTTAATACAGGATCAGACATTAATATTACTTATTGTTGTCGTCTTGTATTTTCTTCCAAACTGAACTTTCACTTTGTTCTGCATTTTGTACATAACCTTCTTGTTCATTTTCTATTGGTGCCCATGGTAGTTCGTGTATTCTACCTGACACATATGCTTGTTTCCAATCCTTTATACTTTGATCAGGATTGTCATCTTTCCATTTACGTTTTGCTTTTGTCCATTCCGCATCATTTTCGTACTTTGCAACAAGAGTAGCTCTTTCTTTAATCTCTTGTGATTTAAGATTGTCGTCTCCAAACATCACTGCTTGTTCTTGAGCAACTTCTTTCTCTGCGGCCTCAACCCATTTGTTCCATTGTTCAATGTCACTAGGTTCTTCTTTTAATTCTTCCGATGATTCTTGTTCTTTTTTTTTAGGTTCTTCTTTCGGAGTATCTGCTAGTTGCTCTAGTATTTCTTTATCTTCTTCCATAATCTCTTCAGCAACTTTAACTGCTTCGTCTACAGGCTCCTCTTCAGGAGCATCAGGCTTTTTTGGCGTTTCATTCCTCGCAATCATATTACCACGATTAGTTTCATAGTCTTTCCATTCTTTGCTTCTTCCATTCTTTCTAGCAAACTCAAATGTGTATTGTGAGGCAATCAATAGCAATACTGCTAGTGGATCAAACACAAAGATAATAATCATAATGACCCAACGTACTGCTTCTTCAAGCATTGTGTTGTCAGCAGTTTCACCATAAACAAATTCAGCAATGTATTTGATTGGCCCTACTTCAGCTTCGAGCAAACGATACTCGCCTTCTAGTTTGTATTTCTTTTCAGTTAGTACATCTATTTCGCCTTCAGCAGTTTTAATTTTTAATAGTTGTTCATCTACAGACGCATCAATTTCATCTGCTTTATCTGTTTGTGCTAGTTGTGAACGTAGACGTTCAATTAGTGCTTGACTGTTAACTACTGAGTCTTCAGCACTCTTACGAAGTCTTTGTATTTCATCTCTTGCTGTTTGTATAACAGGTGATTCTGTTTGACGTACTTCATCAATCTTACCTAGCATTACAAGTTCACGTTCTTTGAGTGCAGGTATTTGTACTTCACGTATATCTTTAACTACATTTGCTAAACGGAAACGTTCCATCTTAACTGTTTTAGTTGCTTCGTTACGTACTGACGCTACTTCGCCTTGTATTTGTGTAATTCTATCACGTTGTCCTTGTACCCATTTAGCAAGAGCAGTTCTAGTGTTGCCACCAAATAGCCCGTCACTTGATACACCAATGATTGCTTGTCCGGCACGTATCTCGCCTTTTTCAGTTGATTGTAATTGATTAGTTACACGAATAATTTCTTGTTCTAGTGCATCTATTTGTGCTAGTAAAGGTTCAACTCCACTGTTGTCTGTGTCTAAGTTTTCAATCTTTGCTTCATACTCTTTGGCACTAGTTTCTAAACGTAGAACTTCTGCTTGTATATTTGTTAATTGATCTTCATAAGGCTTAGTACGACTTGTGTCAGTTGCTCTAGCATCTGTAATAATTTTGTTCTGTTGTTCAATAGCAGGTTTAATACGATCAAACGCTTTGTCTATACGATCTTGCTCTTTGTCAATTTGTGCTTGTAAGTTAGCATCACTACCTGTACCACTTGTTTCAAGTGCTTCAATCTTATCGTCAGCACGTTTAATAATTGCTTCAAGTCTAATGACTTCACTTTCAATCTGCTGTACTTGTGCAACACTTTCTTCGCCTGCACTTGTTTGTTCAATATGTGCTTTTGATAAGAAGCCAAAGATACCCATGCTTGTGATAAACATGAGTACAAGAACTGCTGTTGCAAGGTAGTACTTTAACCACCACCTAGCTTGACTCCAATACTTGTGTAGCCAAACTGCTGTAACTAATTTACCTATTTCTAAAACACCACCCATAATCATAATGGGTACTGCCGCGGCCGCAAAGATTGCAACTAAACCTGCGATACTATAATATATCGCTACAGCCGAGATACTCAAAGCCGTAATTAAAACTAATATTCCTAATGCCATGTATTATTCCTGTTCTACAATGTAATATTTATCGGATAAAACGCCAGGAATTATCTACTGCATTAATACATGCTGTTTCTTTAAAGTCTCTCTGCTTGTTATTGTAAACAATTTGACTCATAATTACCCGACAATAACCACTACCTTGTGGATATGTCATAGATACTTTTACAGCACCTTGGGCACCTGTGTTACCGTTATACCAACGAGTAACTTCTCCGTTCTGCAAGTTATTTAGTGCAAAGAACACTGACTGTTCTTGCTGTTGCTGATCGTATGGCTCCATTCGATTAATTGTCCAAGACATATAATTTAGCATAGCACCTACACTAGTGTCTACTGGTTGGTAGTCAGACTGTGTACTTGCATACGAACTTTTACTTGTATGTGTTAGTGTATTTTGTGCCGAACAAGCAGATAACAATCCAATACTAATTGTAAGGATGGTTAACGATTTCCCAAGTGCCATCAATTTTCTGACACACGAAACCACGTTGTCTAACACGTTTTCCATTAAGATTAATAACATAATAATGCTCCCTGCAATCCTTGGCCATGCCACTGTATGCTAGAAAATGTTTGTCTTTAGGATCGTCTGTACAATTTACATCAACCCTACTGTTTGCCTTATTACCATTCTTCAAAGTATACTCACTTTTAGTATGACAATACTGCGGTTCGAACTGTGCCATAGTCGGCATAGTGTTGGAGGAGCAAGCCGATAATGCCAACACTGCTCCTACAATTATAAATGTTTTAGTTGTTGTTAGATGCGATAACTTTTGCATTTTTCGCCTCCGCTACAAGTGCATCAAAGATTTGTTTGTTCATTTTAAGTTTGACAAACGTATACTGTTTGCCTGCATACTTAAATGTACCAGTCTCTTTTGAAATATGTTCACGGATAACGGTATCCTTTACAACATAACTGATTACAGTTCTAGTCTTTCTAGACTCTGAACCATTTTGATCGTAAAACTCTAACTTAGTTTCTGAATTCACTTCACTGTTAATACGTTTTGCAAAGTTGTTCATTGCAATCGCATACATCTGCTCTTCAGCCGCTTGTTGGAAAATGCTTTCACCTGCACCGCAAGCATACGCCATTTCTTCTTTCCACCAAAACCAGCCTTCATAGCCTGATTCGACACAGTTAGCATACCATTTAGGTTGTGCATATGTATCACGTTCTGCGATTTCTACATACTTACCGGAACATGCTCCAAGCATACCGAGAAGTCCTAGGGTTACGCCTATTTTAATAATGCCTTTCATTTTAGCCTCTTTCTGTGTTGCCGTTGTTTTGCATTGTCTTTACATAATAACACCGTTTAAACAAAAGGTCAACCTATTTTGGTTAACCTTATTGCCAGCGATAAAATATATGTGTAGAGATACTACCAACAAGCTGAATCTTGCTTGCCCAACGAGGACTCACGTAGTCAGCATGGTAGTGTGTTGCGCCTTCTGTAATGCCTCGCATCTTATCAGTATGTACAATTTTATATGCTATAATTTGTGCCATACGCCAAGCATCATGATCTCTTACTGTGTCAGCCTTGCCATCACAGTACCAAGAGAATTGACATCTATTCTTTTTTGGATAATAGATGCGTTCATCATCAGAAAGATCAGGATTTTGTTTTGTTTTCCAACTTTCTTTGATTGGTCCGTCTTTGACAACTTCGCATATTGTGTTAGGATAACGAGTATCGTTAACACGATTAAGAACTACATCAGCAACAGCATACTGCCCTGCTAGTGGTTCTGACTTAGCTTCAAAGTAAATGTTTTGTGCCAGACAATAAAGTTCTGGTTGATTTTCTTGTGTATATAATTCCTCAGTTTCTGCGTTTTGGAATGTACTTGCTCCTGCTTGGGCGAAAGCGGTTGACACCGTCATAACGGCTACTGCCCAATATAAATTTAATTTCATAATCTGCCTCATGTTTTATTTAAAGTTGTTTAGCACATACTTTTGTATGTACTTTAGTTTCTTCTCATTTGTGCTATTTCAGTTGCTTGCTTTGATCCTGTCTTATCGTCATCATCTGCAAATACTGGCACCATGTTGCTTTTGTGCATAGTTGCAATACCTACGAGTCTACGCTCGCCTGAGTATTGTAATGGTTGTTTCTGTAGTGCTGGGGCAAAACTATCCTTAGTAACACGACTAGGAACGTGCTGTGTTTCACGTACTTTAGGACCTTCATATGTCCATGCCTTGTTAGATGTTTTTGCTTTGGGTTTGAAGTTGCCACTTACATATTCTACGTACTCGTCAAACGTCATACAATTACTATGTGCGTGAATACGTTTCATATATTTGTTGTGTTCACGATGATCTTTTTGTAGTTTCTGTAGTCTACTGGCAGTCATCTTAGTTGCCTTACGTTTTTTGGTGTTTAGCGATGTCATACCGCGTACTAAACTCATTGTCATGTTCTGCGCCTATCTGTTGCCTTATTATTAATACTATAATAACACTGATAGGCGCAAAAGTCAACCTATTTTGGTAACTTAATTAGGCAGTTACTCTTCTTCTTGAAATAGAGTACTCAAGAGCTGGTCTACCTTGGTAACCAGTTTCTGCTGTTTTAGTTTTTACGTTAAAACCAGCATCTCTGATTTCAGAAATTCTAGCACCTGGACTAGCAATATCCATTTTCTCTCTTAAACCGTCAAGAGTGAAAGTTTTACCAGTACCCCAGTATTTTGCTAGGATTTGTTGATTCTGTGATCCTACTCTAAAGTATTTAGATCCAGTTGTATTTGATTTTACCATATTGGTCTCCTTTGTTAAGAAAAAAGAGCTCAAAAGAGCTCTTTTCATTGTTTCTAGTTTATCTAATTTAAACATAATGTATACAATATACACTCTTTAAATCAAAAGTCAACCTATTTTGGTAAATTATTTGCTTTCCATCAATTTAACTGCGGCATCGTAGTCTTCTTGTGAAATTACGCCTTCACGTAGGAGTTTTGTTCTGTTTACAAGGTGTTTTGCGGCAATTTCTTCCTTGTTGCCACCAAAATATGCTACTGCATGTCCTTCTTCAACAAGTATATCTGTTACAAGTTCAGCTGGTTTATTTTCCCAACGCTCTACTTTGAAGTCTCCTAGGATACGTCCAAACTTGCCTTTCATATCTTCGCCTTTGCGATCTTCAGTAGTAATAAGTTTACCACCGTCTGCCATAAGTTCTTTTAAACGTGCTTTGGCGGCTTCGCCAAACAAGTCTTCTACTTTGTCTCTTGTGCGTGATTCAGGCGTATCAATGCCCATAATTCTAACACGTTCATCTTTTAGAGTTACACCAAAACCTAGATCAATATCTACGTCTACTGTATCTCCGTCGACTACTTTAACGACTGTCACGTCATATTCATTCTTTTGCATTTTATTTCCCTCATTTGTTATTCATCCAAGTTTAATGCTTGGTCGCCCCATTCTTCCATTATAAACTCTGCGAATGCTTGTCCGAAGAGCCACATTAGTGTAAGAATTACTGCTCCTGCACATATTATCATTGTCCACACCCAAATTTGTAATAATGGATGCTTGCCTTCTGTCCAATGTGCTACTTTCTTAATCTTGTTCTTTACGCCATCTAATAGATAATTGCCTATTATCCAACGTGCTAATCTCATTACAATTAGTATAGGTGAACTTAGTACGTCAAATAGTATTAAGAACAGGTCGACAGCTAGATCTACAATATGGTCTATGTTTAACCATTTGCGAAACCGTTGCCACATCAGTCATTCCGATGTTTCAAAATGTCTTTCATGACATTAGTTGCTGTATTAGTAAAGCACCTTGGTGCTATGCTGTGTATTATTAGAGCAGGCACCAACAGTTGTAACTTTACTGCTGTTTTCAATGCTGTTGCCATATGCTCTAATGGTTTTTGGTTGACTGATTCTAAGTGTAACTTGCACTGCTTACTGAACATTGTCGCCAACCATATCAAACAACGCAGGACCAAAACTACTTGCGGCCCAACCTAATGCTACCAAAGTGATTACTCCGTAGACTAACCATTTAACTTTAAAGTCATCTACTACCATCTTGATGCCTACTAGTTCGTTTCCTAGTATACGCAATGATACTTCCATCTTTCCTGTGTTATCTTCTTTCGACATTTACTTCCCCTGTCCTTTGTATTTCTTATAACTTCTCTTCTTACTCTTGTTCATAGAACTAAACTTTGTTCTACTGTGATTGTTTCCTATACTCGTCTTCTTTGGCTGTGTTTCATGTGCTTCAAAAGTTTTGTGTAACTTCATAACCCTCCTTGGTTATGTACGTATTTATTCTCTTTCAGCCGTAAAAAAAGGCCGCACTAGGCGACCTTTTAAGTTAGTTCTAAGACTGCTTTACTTAAAACTTAAATTTGATTCCAGCTTGTGGTGACACATCTTTTGAATCTGTATCATAGTCAACACCTGCTGATAGCTCTGCACCGTTCCATGCAACAACATACTCACCACCAATGTGTTGTAGTTTGTTATCGTCATCACCGTTGATGTATGTTGATAAGCCGTTTAATGCTAATGAACCTTCATACGCCATTTTTGATGCGTCTGTGTCATATGTCATCATTCCGCCTGCAGATAGTCCAGCTAGTTCTAAGCCTGATACTGCTCCACCTAATACTGTGTTTTCAGTTGTACGGTTATAGTCAGCACTTGCAGTTAATGCAAGATCACCAGCGTTTACTGTGTATGCACCTTGTAGGTGATTTACTTCAGTTACGTCTGTTGTCCAGTTTGTTAAGCCTACTGCTACACTTGCCGCACCCATTGTTACTTGCAATGACTCAGTCATTGTTGATACGTTTAGTGTTCCGTCTGCTGTTGTGTTTGCACCTGTTTCTGGTAATAGGCCATTGCTATCGCCAAATGCTAATGCTACTGCACCTGCTGTTGTTCCAACAGTCCAAGTGTCTAATGTTAGTGAACCGCCGTCGGTTGCTTTGAAATCTAAATCAACTGTTGCAAGATCTCCTGCATCAATATCAAGTTCAACACCCATTGTTCCGGCTGTTTTGTTTGTCGCTGTCTCTGCAAAGTCAAGTGATACTGCACCTGAAATAATTGGAGTAGGCGCCACTACCGCTACTGTTTCGTCTGCGGTCGCTAGTGTCGCTGATGAAAGCGCCAAAGTCGCCATAGCGACTGTGATTAAAGTCTTTTTCATTTTTGATTTTCCTCGTTTTTATGAAGTGTAGTTCTCTTTGTCTACAATGTATAGTTATCTAACCCTTAGATAAAGTGTGCGTTTTCTGGCACGATGTATTTATAGAGTGTGGGGAAAGAGTTAAAGTACGACTTTTCTGTTGCTAGGTAAGTCGCCAACCCCGAGCGATTATGCCGCTAGGGCGAAATCCTCATTGACAGCGAAGTCATTAAGTGCACCGAAGTTCACGAAAGTAAATTCGCCGTTGTTTATATTTGCTTTTGCAATTATAAGTTTCGTTCGCGTTAACCGAGCTTACATCCGGGCAACTCCACTCTTCTACTAATCCGCCTGTCGATCCCATGTCATCCCCATCATAAGCACACTCAGTAAATGTGTTTATGGTGGAGATGCCGGGAATTGAACCCGGGTCCAGCTCGTCGTTTGAATTGCTTCAACGTTACATTTATATTTATACAGTCTTTTTAGAGAGATGTCAAGAGAAGAATGTAAGAAAGATAACAAGTATAATGCAATATTTGATCTATTGACTGTGTTACCCAATAACTATTGTCTGACGGTGTCCATTTATATCTTTTGACTATTTTTGTTTTATAATGATCAATAGCAAAATGAAGTATATAATCTAGTAATGCAATTATAATAGCATTTACAAAGTTAAATGTAATTAATAATATAACAAGAAATGTTCCTACACTATGATCACCGGCATGAATGTATCCTTTAGAACTTCTAAGGTCGCCTTTGTCTCCTGGTAGGTTACGGAAAGATTGCAATGCCAAATCAGCAATAGCATGTTTAACAAACAGTCCCCAAAGCAATAATAAACTTTCTATCATGCCCATTGGACTATCTCCTTACTATTCTGGTGTGTGGATAATTGCTATATCAATTGCTACAGGCTTGCCATTATGGTCGTCAAGTTCATAGTCGATAACCATGCCTTCAACTACCTTCTTAACGCCTGCTTTACGAAACTCTGAAATGTGTACAAATAGATCCGCTTGTCCTTCGTCACGTGAAATGAAACCATATCCTTTAACGTGATTGTACCATTTTAATTTGCCCTGCTTCATGTCTTGCCCTTCTTAAAGTATACAGGGCGTAGAAACAATTCCTACGCCCTATACAGTATTTATTACATATTATTCTTTTTTTCTTGGATCTCAGCTCGCTTTGCTTTTGCAAGTTTACCCATTTCGCCTAGTGCTTTTCTAGCTCTAGCCGCGGCCGCTTTAGTACCGCCTTCAAATTTATCGTTTTCTGCTAGGTATGCTTCATACTGTGCAACGATTTGTTCGTGAATTGTTGACATCTTTATCTCCTTTTAGTTAATCTTTATGCCGGTTGTTGATTCAATGTATTGGTCTGCCATTCCTTTTTCAGTCTTAGCAATAAACACGATAGTTGATAAGTTAATATCTAGTTCACTATCGCGACCAACAGTAAAAGTAAACGGCACCATGCCGATACCGTCTTTAGTCATAGTCAAAGCCATAGGCTTTTTAACTTTCATCGAATCTGTTTCTTTTTTTACTAGGCGTGCAATTACTTCTTCACCTGCTACAGTTTTAAAACTAATTGTGTCGCCGTCTTTATATGTGTTTTCTAATAACATATTATGATAAGCTCTCCCCTGTTCCGTTCCATCCTGTTTGATCAATGTAGGAAACTAATGCTTCATAGCCTCCAATGTGTTGATCGCTAATAAAGATTTGCGGAGCAGTCCTTGGTGCTGGCAATCCCTTCTCTTCAAAGAGTGCCATTAATTGACTTGGCTGTATATCTGTGCCAATACTTTTTGCTTCGTAAGTAACGTTCATCTTATCCATTAATGCTTTTGCTTTAACGCAAGAAGGACAGTTAGGCTTACTGTATATCACTACTGACTGTGTCATAGACTAAATCCTTTCAGTGAATCCTTGTCTACGTCTTGTTTGATACCGCCAATGATATACGACTCTACTTCAGTCTCTTGTGGAGCCACTTGTAATCCTGACGAACTCAACCAATGCTGTGTCCAAGGTAGTGGGTTAGTGTTTAGTGGACGATCATAAATTGGTTTGTAACCAAGTGCTTTAAGCCTACGGTTAGCAATATACTCAACATAATGATACAACAGTTCTTCGTTAAGTCCGATGATAGCACCGTCTTTAAACAAATAGTCTGCCCACGCTTTTTCTTCGTTAACGCATTCACGCCACATGTCTAATACTTCTTCTTCACACTCTTTAGCAATATCAGCAAACTCTTTATCGTCAAGTCCTTTGATCCAATTCTTAAGAACAGAAGTTGATAGGTTCAAATGTGTTGCTTCGTCTCTTGCAATCAACGAAATAATTTTTGCACTGCCTTCCATAACTTTGGATTCAGCAAAGGCAAATGTGCAAGCAAAGGAAACGTAGAAACGTAGTCCTTCAAGAATGTTAACATTGTGCATTGCTAAAAATAGTTTCTTTTTAACATCACGCATGTTACCTTCTTTACGATGGATGTAAGCATCCGCCGCTTCTGTAAACGCATCGTAGTTTTTAGTAACTGCGGTAGCACGTTTTAGAATTTCTTTATCATCTAAGATTGTATCAAATACTTCAGTAGGATCTGAATACACGTTCTTCATAATATGTGTATATGAGCGTGAATGGATTGTTTCAAAAAAGTCCCAAGTAACAATACAACCTTCTAGCTCAGGTAGTGATACATGTGGCAAGAATGCCAAACTAGGACCACGTCCTTGTACACTATCTAATAGTGTTTGATATTTTAAGTTACTAGTAAAGATATGTTTTTGTTCTGGTCTAAAGTTAGCAAAGTCTGCTCTATCTTTTTGCAAACTAACTTCTTCTGGTCTCCAAAAATATCCTAGCATAGTTTGATTCAATTTATCAAACTCTGGGAACTTAAACACATCATAACGCTGTGTGTTTTGATCAGGTCCAAAGAACATTGTGCTCTTGGTGAAGTCTACCTTCTCTTGATTAAATACTGTTTTTGCCATCTCTTTTCCTTTATCTCATAACTGTACTATAATAACATCATTGTATCAGCATGTCAACCTTTAAATTGCACATGCCTCGCAATATTCTTCATATTCTTCATTTGACCCTGCAAATTCTTCTCTTGCAAGTGGTTGTTCTGCAACATCTGCCATATCACCATCTGTCTTATAATCATAAGTGTTTTGGTAGTATGATGTTTTCCATCCATACTTATACGTGTTTAACAAATCACCTATCATAACACTCATTGGCACTTCATTATTGTCAAAGTGTGTAGGATTGTAACTCCAGTTACCACTAATTGCTTGGTCAAAGAACTTTTGCATTACTGCTACGATATTGATATAACCTTCGTTACTTGGCATATCCCATAGTAGTGTGTAGTGTTGCTTTAGTGTAGTATACTGTGGAACAACCTGCTTAAGAGGCCCTTTTTTGCTTTTCTTAACGGACAAGTAGCCTCTAGGTGGTTCGATTCCGTTGGTAGCGTTCGACACAACGGAACTACTCTCCGAAGGCATCTGTGCGGACAATGTTGAGTGCCGTAGCCCGTGTTCCTTGATGTCTTTGCGTAAAGTATTCCAATCATAATTTAATTTAAACTTTCCTAACTCATCGACTTCTTTTTTGTAAGTATCGATTGGCATAATGCCTTCTGAGTATTTAGTGCGACTAAAGTATTCACATGCACCACGCTCTTTTGCAATGCTATTACTTGCTTTTAGTAAGTAGTATTGGAATGCTTCTGTTAGATTGTGTACTAATTTCCATGCTTCTTTATCATCATACTTGACATGATTCTTTGCAAGATAATGTGCTAGTCCAATGTAGCCTACGCCCAATGAACGTCTTGCTTTTGTACTAATCTCTGCCGCTTTAATTGGATAACGTTGATAATCAATAATTTCTTCTAATGCTCTTACTGCTAGTTCACATAGTTCTTCTAAGTCATCTAACTCTCTTAGTGTACCAACATTGATAGCTGACAAAATACATAAAGCAATTTCACCTTCTTCGTCATCAATATGATCAAGTGGCTTAGTAGGCAGTGTAATCTCTTGACACAAGTTACTCATGTATACTTTGTCTTTGAATGAGCTGTGTGTATTACAATGATCAACATTCATAATATAAATGCGTCCTGTTTCAGCACGTTCTTTGATCAACGCAGAAAACAAATCCATTGCTGGGATAGAATGTTTCTTAATGCTTGTCTTACGCTCATACATTTCATACAGTTCTTTAAACTTATCAGCATCACCAAAGTATGCTTCATACAATCCTGGTACATCATGTGGCGAGAAAAGAGTTATGTTTCCGCTGGTTAATAATCTTTCATACATAGTTTTATTAAGTTGAATAGAATAATCTAACTTACGTACACGATTATCTTCTGTGCCTTTGTTGTTTTTCAACACAAGAATGTCTTCAATCTCTTGATGCCAAAACGGGAAGTGTGTAGTAGCACTTCCGCCACGTACACCATTTTGTGTACAACAACGTACTGTTGCTTCGAACTTTTTAAGGAACGGAACCACACCTGTGTGTGCAACCTCTCCACCTCTAATCTTAGAGTTTACTCCTCTAATTCTTCCTGCGTTGATTCCGATGCCTGCCCTTTGCGCCGTATAACGTCCAATAGACATATCGCTGGCAAAGATGCTATCAAGGGTATCGTCAGAGTCAACAAGAACGCAACTTGCAAACTGCCTGACAGGGGTCCTGACGCCTGCCATGACTGGCGTTGGGATATTGATTTTAAATAATGAGGTCGAGTCATAATATCTCCTTACATAATGTAACCTATCTTCTTTAGGATAGTTAGCAAACAATGTAGCCGCAATCATCATATACATATGTTGTGGGGTTTCAAATAACTCTCCTGTTGAACGATCCTGTACTAGGTACTTGTCAACTACTTGACGTAGTCCTGCATAGGTAAAGTTCTCATCACGCTTGTGGTGAATGTATGAATCCAACTTAGCAAACTCATCATCAGTATATGAATTTAGTATTTCTGGATCGTATATATTGCGTTCAATATTTTTAGTAATCATCTCTCTAAGGGAAATCTTTTCAAAGCTACCATACACATCTTTATACACACCGTACAATAACAAACGTGCCGCCGCATATTGATAATTTGGCTGTTCAAGTGTAATCAAATCATTTGCTGATCTAACTAATAAGTCTTGAATTTCTTTTGTTGTCATGCCGTCTGCAAATTGAATACCTGCGTTCATTTGAATAAGACTACTACTCACACCTGCCAGTCCTTCACATGCAAAATTTACTACTTTGTGGATTTTTTGAATATCCAACGGCATTGTTTCTCCGTTGCGTTTTAGAATATTTAGGTTTGTTTTCATCTTACTTTACTTCCCTTTGATTTAAAAAATATTTAGTGTAGCGGAGGCAGTTGGATCACCTTTTGTGATACAATGCTTTGCGGTATTGAGTTGCTTGATGATACTTCGTCGTTATATCCTAAAACAATACTTCCGTCCAAATACACTAGGTACATGTTTACTTCTTTTTCTATGTCCTTACTGATATGTATCTCTACTTTTGCCTGGCTAAACCTATCAGTTAACTGTAAAGTATAGCCGCATAATAGTGCAATTTCATACTCAGTAAACGACTTGTTTTCAATCAAGTGCCACGGAAGTGCCACGCTTTCAGGATCCCATGGATTCTGTTTACGAGTACTTCTTGGTAGGCTCTGGATAAAATCGTTTAGTACCCGGAAAGGCTCATAGGCTGACTCAAGGTCTTCCCTTACTTCTTTCCAGACTCGTACTTTGTCTTCAAATTTTAATTCATGCATTAACTTCGAACTTTGATTTTGTAGTTAAACTCACCTTGATCGTTTGTAATAGAGTTTAACATAGAAACTATGATCGTGTCAACCCCTAAATTGCCATCTGTGTTAACAGTTGCGGCAGTAAAGGTTAATGCATTTTCGTAGTTACTATCTCCTTGATAATTGTATTCATCTTCAAATAATAGTGTGTTTGTACTAACATCTAACATGATAGTCATTGTACCGCTACGTTGTGCATTTGCTATTGAACTCGAATAGTTATATTCTATGTTATAAGTTCGACTGTAGTCACCTGGTAATCTAAAGAAGTAAGTGGACGAAGTCGCCTCTTGCACTTCTAGATTATTAAGGCCGCCAAGTGTAGCATTTACTTTGCCTTTAATCTCTGATACATATTTGTATGTTGAGATATATGTTTGATTGTAACCAAGGTCAGCAGTTCTAGCAAAGTAATCTTCTACACTAGAGTTGCCTGCTTTGTTATAATCAATTACGCTGAATTGTGCATTACCTTCGTTACCACCCATGTTACCCACATTTTCAAAATTATTATGTGAGCTTATGTTGTTGATACCTTGTGTAATTACAATAGCTTCTTTGTCAATGTCTGTAAAAGAACTTTGACTAATTTTATTCTTACATGGAGCAGTTGATTGTCCTTGAGCACCTAATGCTGTTCCTTCACCAAACAATGCTCCGTATCCTAGATTCATAAAATAACTACAATGCCAATGGTTGTTATAGATATCATCGTCACTAGCAATACCAACACTAAGTCCGCTAAACATAATATGATCGAACTTGTTCTTTTGTGTTCCTACTAATGCACTTAATGATTCTAATTCAATTCCTGCATTGTCTGTAGTGATTGCTGTTCCTGTTGTCCAAGGACCTGTAATTTTAATTTCTTTAAAGTGGCTGTTCTTACAACTTTGTAATTTCACTGCTGGTTGTGCAGTTGCTACAGTTGTAATTGTAAATCCTTCTAAATGAATATTAGTTGCTTGATTTAATGTTGTACTAGTACTATCATCAGCATAGTTACCTGGTGTACTTGAACTGTTTACTGTTTGAAATACAGGAGCATTGCCTGTCATATTAAACTTAGTCTTGTCCATACCATCACCGTATATTGTTGTATAAGGTGGTAGGTAAATTGTTGCTGATACTTTGTATAATCCTGCTGGAATATATAATCTTACACGACTTTGCTCTGTGCCTTTAGTTGAACTATTAATATACAGTTGATCAATAGCTCTTTGTATTGCTACAGTTTCGTCTGTTGCTCCATCACCTGTTGCACCAAATGATTTAATATTAACAATTTCATCTAGTCTAGATTGTAATGTTCTTTTAACAGGAGAAGTTGAACTTGGTCCTGTTTGAACTGTTACACCATTTAAGTAGGTGTAGGTGTTTGCTAGTGTAAATAGGTCATCATGCTCTGTGATAATCTTTGTGTTACCTACTGCTGGTGATCCTTCTGCAACACTACCGTTACCAATATATAATGCACGATTGTCTACTGCCCAACCAAATTCACCTCCAGCTAATTGTGGAATACCATTTGTGCCCTTACCACGTCTAACTTGGATTCTTGAAATTTGTACGACTGCCATTATATGCTCCTTATTTTATATATTTATCCATGTTTGTCGTAATACTGATACACTCTATCCCACCACATTTGTTCATACTTGTCAAACTCGTCTGGCCATACATCAAACTGTTGATACTGTAGGTCTCTTGAACACATAAAGATGTGTCCTTCACGTATGTTGGTGCCAAATACTTCGTTGTGAGCGAGAGCATAGGCTGTGAGCTGTAAGTAATAGTCTTCAACCCATTCAGGCTTTTTAGGCTTGTTTGTTTGTTTAAAATCCATTATACAAGGCTGTCCTTTATACTGTCCAACCAAGTCAGTTGTACCTGCATATAATTTAGGATGGAATAAGTTTATCTCTGATCCCCATATTTCGTCAACATCGACCATAGCGTTGTCACGGATCTGTTCAGCCATCTTGTGAGCTTGCTGTGCATAAGGGTTAGATCCAGGTGTAGGCCATTCGCCAAAGTCAACATAGTCTTCCAAATACTTGTGCATACGTGTACCAACACTGGCCGCTTCAGTAACAATTTCTTGTGCTTTTGCTTCACCTACACGTTTGCGCCATGCAATTAAATGGGTCTTATCTTTCGTTTTATCAAGGATAGTTGTAACACTTGCGACAGCGTTTCCGTCTGGACATGCGTATAAACGCTTGCCATTTATCTGTTTACGTTTGATTTCTTTGTAGTCGTACTTCTCTATAATTAAACTCATTAGTTCTCCGTGTAGTATACTGCTTCCAGCTTTATTGGATTGCTACCTGTTGCATGACCTGCAACTTTTGTAGAACAATCTCCGCCTATTCCTTTTAGTAATGCTCTTTCTAATTGTGCCTGTTCGTATGTTAGTTTATGATTTGCTTTGCTTACAATAGCATTTGTTGCTTCATCATCCTTGCGTGTCTGTAGTGCAATAATTCCTTGTCCAACTGCTGGCACTATGCTAGTCAAACGTTCGTAATCTCTTTTGATACCTAGTGCATCTAATCCTGCTTCTGCAAGTACAATAGCATCATATTCACCTGCATCTAACTTTGCAAGTCTTGTATCAATGTTACCACGTATAGGTTTAACTTGCACATTAATTCCAGCATACAGTTGTTCTAGTTGTGCTTTGCGTCTTGGACTACTAGTACCTATTACAAAGCCGTCAAATACTTTACCTATCAATACATCATGTGGCCTATTACGTTTTAACACTGCACATATATGTAAGTCAGGATGTTCTATATCTCCTGGCATATCTTTTAAACTGTGTACACCAACATCAATAAGCCCGTGCTTCAATCCGTATTCAATAGCATTACAGAATACACCTTTACCACCTATCTCATGTATAGGAGTATCAGGATTGAGATCACCATCTGTTTGTATTACTTCAATAGTTCCTTGGCCCATTGCTTTTATAGCCTTGTCAGCATATGCTAATGCTAACTTACTACCACGCACACCTACTCTAATCAATGTCAAAATCCCATACTAAGCAACGTCTGTTATCTTCAGTTGGATAAGCACCATGCCATACTCTATCGTCCATAACAACTACTCTACCTGGAGTAGGATGGAACTTGTGATCATATGTATAACCAAATTGGTTTTGCATAACTGTATACATACAACCATTAAACTGATTTGTCTTTGAAGGAGTTATATGATCAAACAACATTACACTAGATGCAAAACGTTTGTTAGTTTGCCCCATTCTATCTATTGAATGAAAGTGTCCTGCTTGCCAGCCGCCAGGAAAATAATTAATAGTCCAGGCTTTCTCTTCCTGTCCTTCAGTACGTTCTGTTATTTGTGTAACAGGAAGGTCAACTTGTTTAAAACAATCAAGCAACCAAGTTTTGTAAGTAGCTCGTTGTTTATTCCATTCGTCATACTTTAATGGCTTTTGTATTCCATTAACTGTACAAGTGCCTGCGGCAATATCAGCTGACGTAAAGTCAAACAAACATTCCATGTCCTTGTAATGAGGATAGATTGCACTTACAACCCAATGTTGATTTTGGGTCATGTACAATTCTATGTCGTTAATTTTCTTTAAAAGACTCATTCTTAACTCCTATACTATGTATTATATAACAAAAGTACTAAGAAGTCAAGTTCTTATTTGATTTATTTTAGTGCGTTTTTAGTAGCAGACTTTGCCATGTTATCTACGGTTTTGTCTTCTGGTTTTGCTTGAGGTTCTTCGCCGCCTGCTAGTACTAGGCCAGCTTCATCAAAACTATTAACTAAGTTTTGTAAACGTTGATCGTTATTGTATGCAACGACGAAGCTCTCTCTATTGTATTGTTCTGCGCCTGCGTTTGCTAGGAACTTATTTAATTGTTCCCAACCAATTCTAGATGCGCCTTGCTGTGCTTGTAGGTGTATTACTTGTGATAACTTATCAGATACTGTTTCAGATAATGAGTTTAGTCTTTTTTTTTCGAATCTGCTAATAGCAAACCTAAACGCTTTGAAAGCTCAATGCTTTCTCGCTTTCCTCTATCATCTGACTCATCTCCGCCTGTTGATGCGTCTGCCGCCGCAAACTCATCATCGCCTTCAGGGGCGTCTGCTTCCGCATCTGCGTCAACGGTTGGCTCCATGTCCATGTCATCTGCAGGTACTTCATCGC